GGGGTCTATGAGAGTACCTGCTGTGGCATCAAAAAATGTTGTAGTCTCTTCCCTGTCATGAGTTGCCCCCGCTTCATGAGTTTCCTCTTCTTGAGCGGATTGCGTAACAGCGTCGAGAATTGTAATAGGTTGACTTCTCAATCTTCGCAATTTTATTGGACAATCTAAAGCACGAACGCCTTTAGTGTCCCCAGAATTTGACCAATTCTGGACGGTTCGTTGTGTATCAGGTGTTACAACGAGCTTCACCGTTTGTTTTGAAGTTTGTTTAGCGAGAGGTGTGGCTTATAGACTTTTAAGGAGCTCTCTCAATCTCCGTATAGTCTTTGCTCGAGTTGACAACTAGCCAAATCATCTCTGAATAGAGATTTCGGGGAACGCCCTGGCAAGTTTATTCTTGTACTCCATTCTCTAAAGAAAGTGAGCATAATTCTTTTTAGCAGTAACTAGTACAAGAAAGATCATTTTGGTTAAGACCATGATCCAGTGGCCTATACATCACATAATTTACATATAGCGCTATGAGGAAGCGTATACAACCACCTAATAATTATCCGGGATATTAGGCAATCCCATGCTTGAATTATTCTTCAAGAGGTTGGTAAGACAAGTAGGGAGTTAGTTTCCTTCTCCTTTCTTGAAAACTCCAAACCATATCAGAATAAGTCTTAATATGAGCTTCGACTTCAAAATCTCTAAGATCCGTTGTTTCCACAATCTCTTTAAAGATTTTGTACCATTTTTTATAAGTTTTCTCACCAAAATGAAAAAATTTCAATAAGGCTCCACTCATAATTTCAAGCATTTGTTGTTCTTTCGTAATCGATTTAGATCTGACCCACATAGTTAAACTATCTGCAATAGATTGAAATTCTATAGGAGCCATTTGGCATTCCAAGACATCATCATATCGGAAAAATCTTTTTAAAAAAGTTGCTTCCGTAATTTTAATGTAAGGTACACTCTTTGCAGTTTTTTCAGCCATGGTATATCTAATACCCATCTTCTCATAAGCGAATACGAGTGATGTGTGATTAAACCATGGTGCATAATCAACATTAACCCCCATTATATTATCATCACCATACACCATCAGACGAACGTTTTCCTTAAAGGATTCGCATTCATTCTCTGGATTAAGAAGATAATAAGCATAGCGGTTGTAAAGACAATTAACTAAACCATTAAGTATAACTGTTAAAGCATTGCCAGACGGATTTTTCCCAAAAAATTCTATAAGATCTCCATTAAAGTCAGTAGTAGAGTATATAAGGTCTTCCCTAATACCATACAACACATTTTTATCAGAATCTTTAAAATTCCCTGATAACATCAATAACCAATCCAAAATATCAAAAACAGCGTGTAAAAATACTGCTTTCATTGTTTTGTCATAGGCACTGAAATCACCAGCAATAACTCCATCAGTTCCAAAACACGTCAAATATTGATAAACATCATCCCATTCAATAGAATCAACATTGATACCGACCGCATTTTCAAATGTATAACGATTGTTCTGTATAAAACGAACGGCTGCTAGATAATATTTTCTTGTTATAAAAGTACTATCAATTGAAGCTCCACAAAAAATTCGTGTTTTCTTAGCTTCAGCCTTAGCAAAAGAAATAGGTTCATCTTTCAGGTGTGCCTTATACAGGAAGTGATACCTTTCACCTCGTCTATAACATTCTATTGCTTCATTTATACGGCTTTTCAATTCATCATTTAAATCAACCGGATCAAGTGTTTCACCTATGGGTGGGATTGCGTGCATCATATATTTCTTACTTTTGTTCCATGGTGGGCCTGCTGATGTATTTCTATTAATCTTATCGATGTATTTTACACCTGCTGCTCCATTAATGGTTTCAAAATCAGTGAGTATATGGACCTGTTCCTTTAACATTTGCATATCGATACTCCTAAGGATTTCTTTTTTGAAGCTTTCCTTAACAATATTCAATATATCAGTTCTAATAGGTGAGTCACATTTAACCATGTCTAACAGTCCATGACGCCAAGGTTCCCAGCCTTTCATAATAGGTTTAGTCACCTTAGGCATAAAACCTAGCTCCTTGAAACGGTCACTAAGCATTGTGGGTTCAACCCGGGTTTTAGGTTTAGTCCTAAACTTTTCGGTTGATCCATATACATATGCTGAACCAGTCTCAGCGAATCTTACGACTGAGCGTTTGCTCAAATCACCCAATTCAAATGAAGCGGTTTCAGACTGTAAACGAGGGTAGCCTTCACTTATGGAATTGTCAAATCTGTGTTCACAGGCTTTAATCAATTTTTCAGTGAATCGTGCTGCTACTGGCCGGTGTTTATCGGCTAGCACACAGTGCATCCCTGCGATCACAAATCCAAGCTCAGTTTCCAAAATGAGTGGTGCGCCACAATCTCCATACCTAGTCTGATCTCCAGATTTCATCTCAATGCCGCGTTCCATATTAATGTTACACTTTGGGAATCTTACGTCAGTCAAGTGCTCACAACCTTTGAAGTTGTTCACACTTATTTGACCATCGAAATCCCTAACTTGGAGAAATCCAGGGGCTTTCGCCTCAAAAGAATCCTTGATTAGGTATTTTCTCAGATCTTTCTTTGGCGGTAAACATAATATCTGAACAAAGGCCAAATCATTAGTTTCATCAAAGAAAAGAACATCCTTTTCAGTCAAACAAGTTTTAACGTTTCCATTGATACCTGTCATGTCTGCATTTTGGATTATCTCAAACAAGTAATTCATTCCAGTTTCAATAAAATGGCGGTTCACAGCATAAATATGACCATAAACACAAAAAGCATTATTTTTGTGTGTATAAGCTCCAGCCGTAACATTGATTCGAATTATATTTTTACTGATAAGGCGTTGAAAATCATCCCGTGTTAAACCGTGTGAAGATAAACTTGCTGGTAACATATCATAAGCAGTAAGTGAATAATCACTTTTATACCAAATATCTTCCCGTTCATCCTCGGTCTTAGTAGTACATTCCTTGCCATGCTCTTCAGTAAAACTTTGAGTTTCTGAATAGCCCTTGCACATTTTATAAACTATAAGACAGGTGGTAGCAACGGCTGCAATAAGAATTAACTTCTGCGGTCGCGTCAATATTGTCTGGGCTCTCTGCCCTAAATAGGTCATAAAAACTCTAGGATGTACAAAACCATAACGGTTGATTATGTAAAATCGTTCAGCCATGGTTAACCAAATGGTTCCCCATAGCCGATTAACAAAATAACTAGCAATAGCATCTCTCATACGCCATACGGCTGAACAACCTAAAACGATTGAAAACCACATCTTGAACATAATCCGCGTGTCATTGATTTTCTCTGTAAAAGTTTGAACTTCACATTGACACATAGAAAAAGGCATACGACACAAACAGAGTGTAATATCCTGTAGGCGATTAATAGAAGTCAACATTATTTCCTGACTGGCATTATGAGCATCAATAGCTCCTTTATACCAGTCGAGAAATTCTTGAAGACTCGCATTTTCAAACAAGATAGTTTCTTTGCCCAACTTCCGTCTCCGATCCACAGCGGAACCTGATATGGGTTTAACAGTTGAAACACTCCATGTCCAATAGTCTGAAAATTCATTCGGAGGAGTCAGAGGTACTTTAGTTGAATCTAAAGTCATAGCGCCTTCATGCCGAAACTGTGGTTTGACCACAG